CGTTGCCGAGGTCTTTGCGGACCATTGTGTTATGAGATGTATTGCTTGCCATACAATCGCTATCCTATTGATACCCGGGCAAAGCCCGGGTATCCCAAAAGGGAAGGGGTCGTAGGGGAAACCGTAGGTTTCCCTACAAAGGTTTCCCTACAAAAATAAACAGTAAAAATATATGGGAGATATAGCATCATTTAACGGTTGGTCGTCCGGAATAAGCCATGTTCGATTAGAAGAGTTCGCCACGTCGTCTGCTGATAAATACAGTTCACCTGAATGCAAGAATTCCGAAGATGTGTTGTGTCTACAAAACACACAATTGAACGATGAATACAACACATTGGCCCATACTCCCGCCGACGTTCGGTATCAGTACTCATTGACTCTCTATAATCGAGAGTTATTGAAGACCTTCAACTATTTAGTCGGTATTGGATTTATGTTGGGATACTTGTATGTAAATAAAAGCGTGGCCCCCATAAAGTTGTGAGAAGCTACGAGTAGATATAAAATATATAAAAAATATATAATGTCGCAGTATTATACATTTAGCAGTAGTATAGTCGGAACACCTCTCTCGAATACCCAAGTACCAATTGTTTCTAATATTAATGTCGGGTCGCGTGGATTAAAATCCACGGACCAGCATATATGGCAAGACGAGAAGATTGATGCTAATGCGAAGCATAGGCATCAATCCCCTCGTCTAAACATTAAAGAAGGCTACACGGATGCGGAATTTACCCAGCTATATAACAGTATGGTCAATGACCCGAAATACAACATGGTTGATGATAACGCAATCACATATCCGCCCACCCATCCCAATTATTCGCCCAGCGAGAAGGATGTCATGCTGGACAACACAAACCAAGTTCTTCAACAACAATACACTACTCTTGCTATGACGATGGTTGCGACTCTCTCGTTGGGAATTGTTGCATATATGGTTTCGCAATAAAAGATATTTGCGTTATACCGACTTATACTATTTATCGTAAAAATGTACAATGGAAGAGATTTTTACTGGTATATATGAGAACAAAGTATGGGGGGATAATTACAACACCGAATATAGTGGAACCAGTGGAGGCGGGAGTAATGTACAATACAACCTATATACATACGTGCCGTTTTTACAACATTTTATACAAAGTAATGACATTACAAGCGTCGTTGATTTAGGATGTGGCGATTTTAGATGCGGCCCATATATATACGATAGTCTGCCAGTATCTTACACTGGGTACGACGCATATAAAAAGGTAGTCGACTACAACGCCAAAATTCATCGTGATCCGAAATATACCTTTATACATTTAGATTTCTTTGGTAAAAAAGAGAGTATTGTGAAGGCCGATTTATGTATTGTAAAGGACGTTATACAACATTGGTCATTAGAAAGTATATACAGTTTCATTGACTATTTAGTAGTGAACAAAGTATTCAAGTACATACTTATATGCAACTGCTGTAATCAAACCAGCGACAACCCCGAGAGCTTGGACGGCGGTTCGCGACCACTTAGTTGCGATTTTCTGCCGCTTAAACGATATAATCCAACGAAAATGTACACGTATAACACGAAAGAGGTGTCGATCATTATCCCAGATACAGTTGATACAGCGAATTGGCCGCCTGTATGCTTAATGTCTGGTCGTGTGGATTAAAATCCACATGACCAGCATATATGGCAAGACGATGGAACTGATGCCCCGGGGCATCAGTTCCCACGTCTAAACATTAACATCACCCAGCGTAGATTGTACCAACTTGCTAATAAACCAACAGTTTGTTTTGGCATAACTTCATACCTACCTACTAAAAATATACGGAAATAATATAATAAAATGTCCGCTTCTAACTCAGTCGATGTGATGAACAATGAATACGCCCGTCTACAAACAAAAAAAACCATGGTAGACAATGCTTTGTCCGGCCAAAGTCGGGCGATTTTCCTGAACGAGAGTTATCGCAAACGGTTTTCGAGATATACCAAAATTGTCATTATTATTTCTCTGTCGCTGATGATATATTTAGGTATAGTTGCTTTGCGCAAAGCTGTCCCCTTTATTCCCGAGTTCGCTACCGATTTGTTCATGGGACTCGTGTTTGCGATCTGTTTCATCTATATCGTATGGATACTTCTCGAAATCAACTCTCGTTCTTTGACCGACTACGATGAATTGTATTTACAGCCATACGAAACCGCGAAAGCCAATGACAAAGCCACTGATTCGGGAACCCCCGAACAAAGCACCGCCGCGGCTGGTAGTGGCGCGTGCGACGCATCTGGAAACGCGCAATAATATATTGATAGTATAGAGTATAGACATGCGGACAGATATACAGGCAAGAAATGAGATATTGAAAAAGGAGATTGATGAATTGAAAAAAAAGCGTGAGATGTACGACCGGAAAGCGGAATACCAGTCTACGCTGACTCGTTCGTTCCGCAACATCAACACCTATTTGCTCTTTTTCTATTATTTCATGTTTATCGTGGTTAAAGTGGCTTTAGTACAACAGTATTTCCAGGGAATTCCCCGGAATGAATGGACGGATGGTATCGTTCTCACACTCATTTTCATTTACCCGGCGGTCATCTTTTACATCGAATCATATATATATTTTGCCATCCAATACGTTGCGTCGTTTATTTATGGAAATACATACGTGTACACATTCGACCGGGCAATGATCAACACCAACTTTTATGGTGAGCCGAAAGCAACCGAACCGGATAATGGACTCCCGAGTATTACGGTCAATATCACATAATCATATTGCTGAATTGTTTTATCAAAACCAATTCAACGTTTAGAATCGATTCATAGAGAGTAGACCTCTATACGAATCGATTAATGTCTGGTCGTGTGGATTTTAATGTTTAGACGCGGGAACTGATGCCCCCGGGCATCAATCCACTCGTCTAAACATTAGTAAATATCGCGGATTCCTTTTCCGACTGGAAATCGAGGAATACCTTCCGCGCTATACTCCTGAAAGATAACGGTTATGTTTTTGCCGATATATTGACTGCCTTCCAGAAATAATTTATGTCTGGACTCAAATGTGCCTTTGGGTCGCACGGCAAATAGTTTATTATCGGGCGTTTTACAATCCCATATAATTGCTCCCTTTTCGTCTCCCGTTCCTTCATGAAATCCGATAATCGGAAACTCCTCTTCCATGAATTCCTTGAATTTTTGTAAATATTTACTTCGCCGGTTTGGTTCGTATTGGCCTTCTACGTCGCGTATCATAATACCCTCATACCCACTTTGAACAAACTGATTGTGTAATGATTGTATATCATCTAACGTATTTACTTGGATAGTCTCGACTTCTTTACACATTGAATCCGCGTTGACGTTCAGATGTTTTTTCAGAATGGCGGATAGGTTTGTACGACGATGGTGATAAGGTAGCCCCGGCTGATTCGCATCATAGAAATCATATATGTGATACTCAATCTGGTCAATCAACGCAATATCCTCCGGCTTAGCCTTTTTTTCGTGTAATCGTATGAGGCCGGAAATAGTTTCAAAATCGAACTGATTGGTATATAGCTCACCGTCAAAGTAAAAATCGGGCGGCAACGATTGAAATAACCGGGACAATTCGCTTTTCAATTTGGCGAAGTTTTGGAATGCAATTCCCTTCCTCGATTCTAACACTACATTTCCGTCTTTTATATAGGATATGCATCGTATTCCATCGTATTTTCGTTGTACAAAGGCCGGCAGTTGAATACGAAACGCCCGACTTTTTGTGTTTTTGTATACATCGAATGAAAAAGTATTGGCTAACATTGGCCTTACCGCTATTTTACACACCGTGTCTGGCAGTTCTTCGGTGTACAGTTCCTTTGTTTTTTTGTTTTCCCATTTACGTTTGGCATCTTGTATGGATTGTTCCAACGCTGTTCGTTTTACTTTCCCGGTGGTTATGTCTTTTGAATGCACGACCATTTTGCCATCCTTTTCTCCATGCGTCGTAATAATACAAAAGCCCGTATCGCTTGGACAAATTTCAATCTTCCATTGATAGACTTTATGATTGTGATTATACGTATACAATGTCGGGAAAAAAGGTATGGGCTCGACGGTGGTGGTCATGGTTATGATAATAAATACTTTTTGTTTTTAATGTCTGGTCGTGTGGATTAAAATCCACATGACCAGCATATATGGCAAGACGATGGAACTGATGCCCCGGGGCATCAGTTCCCACGTCTAAACATTAAGTTTGTTTATACGAAAAGCGAAAACAGCGTGTTTGTTTATTTTTATTCTTCTTCGAAATCAATGTCTGGAATATCTCCTATCTCTACCTGCGTTTGGTTGGTATTGCCATCCATCAATCGGCAGCCGACCCAGTCCTTTCCTACCTTCTTGTATTTCTTGTCGAGGATATCTTTCACCTCCTTGTTCTTGACATCCTTGAATCCATTCTCGTTCTTCCAGTTGTTTAGGTGGAATGTCAGGTCCGTTGGGGTGATGCGGCCATTGGGGTCGGCCGTAATGTATTCCGCCATGAATTCCGCAATGTTGTCCTGGCCACGGCGGTATGTGTTGCTTGCCTCCAGCACCGTCGCGCAATCCTTGACACGGCCATCGGTCAAGAACGCTTTCTTGACCAACATCGTGGCGAATATCTCTTTCCAGTCTCTCACACGCTCTTCTAATGTGCGGTCAATCTTGAATTGGTATGGCTTGTCCGGGTCGGTCTTGGATGGGTTCTCCGTGAACAACGATACGAATGGAACTACACGAATACGACGCCACGTGCCGTGGTCATTGCTCTTGATATCCATCAAATAGTTGGAACACAATACCAATTTGAACTGCGGATAGAAGGAAATCGCATGTTGCATATACAATCCACGCGCCTGAATCGGGTCAATACCACTGACCAATTGTTTCATGACACCTTCGTTCACGCGCTCACCCTTGGTCGGTTCCTGCATGACCGCATACCGCAATCCCTGTAGCCCGATAACCTCCGGCGACGTTCCGCCGATTTTGGTCCGGCGGTCAGTGAGGAGCGATAGCGGAACCACGCCCTTGTATTCGCCCAATACATACTCCATCAATTTCACCAATACCGATTTTCCGTTCTGGCCTTCACCGAGATAGATATTCCAGGTTTGGTCGGGCAGGACGCCAACTAACGTGGACGCTAAATGTTCCCACATATAATCATGTAATTCCGGAATGGGGAAGAGTTTGCGCATGAAATCGCGGATTTCAGCGATTATTGGTGCGTATTCCTGGCAAGTTTCCACGTCCTTGTCGATAAAGTTGATGCCATTGCATTTCGTCAAATGATCCTCGGGATGGCCTCGGCGAAACACCTTCTCTTTGAAATCCACGACGCCGTTCTTGAAACAAAACAAGTATGGGTTGGCATCCAGTTTTTCCTCGAATCGGTCATTGTAGAACAATTCCTTCGCTTCTGTCATGATGTTTTTCTTGTCGCTGGAGTTGCCGAGACGGGTGTAGATACTCATGATTTTGTCCGTATGTGCCGCGATTTTCTTGATGCGATGTGCGTCGTCGCCTTCGCGCAGTCTTGAACGCAATTCCATGTAATAAGCCGCCTTCTTGTTGTAGATTGCCCGGAGCTCGTTGGAAATATGTCGGCGCAAATATACACCGGCATCGATTTTCACCCAGCGCGGTTCTTCATATTTCCACCACAAATTGTTGGTAATACTCGAGCACACATACTCTGCCTTGTATAGTTGATGAAGAATCGTGGCAATATCATGGTCGGTACACCCGCGCTTGTCCGGCTTACCGTCCTCCAACAATTCATAACTGCCTAAACTGCGCTCGATTGCAAAATCCGTGCTGGCCTCGCGAATGCGCACATAATCCGCGCGTGCATCTTCCTTTGCCCAATGCATAATCGACCGTTTTGTTAGTCCGTTGGGGTTTTTCATATCGAATTTCAGCCATTGGTCATACATCTCGTGAATACTGGTATAATCGAACCGCGCGGCTTTGGCGCTGAAAGCTACCCACAGAACAAACAACCGGTCGTCGATGTTCCGCAATGCCCATCCCACGCGAATCCATTTCGAATAGGATCCGTTTTCATAATACTCTGCAGGCAATACCATAGTATATTCCCACGTTTCGCGCAGCTCGTAATCACTGTCGGTAATGCTTTCCAAAAACGCTTTGGAAACGGCCTCCAAGTCCGCTGCGTTTCGGACAGTGAGAATATCCATCATTGTCGCGGCAGGGGCGGCAGATACAGCGTTGCGTGCTCCGCGTCTTGCCGGTGCGTCCTTGACCGAATTGAGCGCATTGGCGAAATTGGTAGTGTAGAAGAACGCGGGATGACTACTACAACGAGCCGACAATTTATGGATATATTCTTCCATCGGAACCGGCGCGGAAGCAACATCGACGGTGCGGATCTGAAACTCGGAATCTGCCGTGTCGAAACCGACAATGTTGTAGACATACGTCAAACGATAGGCTTCGTGGTTGGGTTTTCCCGACCCATACAATTGCCAGTTGGTATGACCCAGACTAATGCCATCGTCCAGCACTTCCTCGAACGTGTTGGTCAGCGGCAATCCGTCCTCGCCGCCCCACATTTCCTTCAGTTTCTCCACCATTCGTGTCCGCAATACAATCTGCGCTTTACGCTCGCAACGAATCGCGATAATCAAATGGAGCCCGTCCTTGGTAATCTGTTTTTCTTCCACACGGTTAATGTGCGGTTTTTCGAGTACGAAAATCTGAAACTGCGAGTCGGCATCAAATTGATACATTGTTTTTAATTGTTCTAAATATTCGGTAATCAAATCGTCAATATGGTCCTTTGTATAATGACGCTGGGCACATGCATAATCAAACCGGAAATCCAAGTCAACCAGGATCGGTCCGTCGGTTTTCAGCTGCGCTTCGGTCAAATACTCCGGTCTTTTCTGAGAGACAACATCGGAATAATAGAGATTGAGAAACTCACCGTATTCCTCCTCTGGAATATGGAAATTGCCTGCGAAAATAGATACTCCATCCCCTATACGCGTATTGGTGCTTGGCAAGCCCGCGTCTTTCCCAATCTTGTGGTTTTGGAGAAAGGCCGAGAACCCGGGCTTATTGCCTTTAGCTTTAGCGACAATATTCGTGTTTGGGTTCATGGTTAAAGATAAGTTCATTTGGATATATTATATAATAGACTGGCTTACTTTTAACTCGTTATATTTGAATCAATTTTTTGCCAAACCGACATGACATAAAATTGATAGAATGGATATAAAGAACATAAATAATACTACACAAATATATAATATAACAACTACCATAATGAAGTTCTGTACCGTATGCAAAAACATGTTATACATCAAGATTGATGAGCACGACAGCAATAAAATCCGGTATTATTGCGCCAAGTGTGGGTTCGTCGACAATCTTCTTGCCGAGGAGGGATTCTGTGTTATGCGAACGCAGTTGAAGAAGGGTGTACAGAAATTCAACCATATCATCAATCGGTATACCAAACTGGACCCCCGTTTGCCGCGCATTTACTCGATTCGCTGTCCGAGTACCGCGTGCGAAACCAATGTGAATCGCGTCGAACATCCGGAAATCATCTATATGCGATACGATGATGATAATATGAAGTATCTGTATCTGTGTGCGACCTGCGATACTACATGGAAAACGGACGATAGTAAATAACAAGCCTTCCAGCGCAAAACGCAAAAAATTGATTCGATTTCTGTAGCGTAGGTAAATGTATATAAAAGTATAATTCTATAATATAATAAATCATGTCTCTCCATTCTGATGATGAAAAATACGATTCGGACAATGAAAGTGAAGTGAGTGAAGTAGAGTCGGACGATGATTTGCCTAAAAAACCCCAGAAAGTGATTTTGCCTAAAATTCCCGGCCGAATGTCCGATGACGAAGACGAGGATGAAGAGGACGACGAAGACGACGAGGATGAAGAGGACGACGAAGACGACGAGGATGAAGAAGACGACGAATATGAAAACAACGACAACGTGGCCGAAGAAGTCTTTTCTCCTCCTATCGCGAAAACCAAGAAATCCAAAAAAGCCAAGGCTGCGCCGGTCGAGGAAGAATACATGCCATACGATATTGAAAACGATGAAGACGATGAGGAAGAAGACGCAACGGGCGAAGAATATTTACAAAAATTCGACGAGTTCACAAAACAGAATGTCATTGGCGACCATCATCCGGAACTATACCAGCACAACCACGACGAAATCGAGGCGATGTGCCAGATCGCCCGCGATGAATACGGAAACATCCTCGACCCCCTACACCAGACTGTTCCGTTCTTGACGAAATACGAACGAGCGCGTGTCTTGGGAGAAAGAGCGAAACAGCTCGACGCGGGTGCCAAACCATTGATAGACGTCGAGGCGGATGTCATTGACGGCTATTTGATTGCGATGGCCGAACTCGAGAAGAAGAAAATCCCGTTCATTATCAAACGCCCAATGGTCAACGGCGGCTGCGAATACTGGAAATTAAAAGATTTAGAATTCATATAAGACGGGAATTGATATAAACGGTTATATATTGCTATACTAACATTCACATATTTCATTATATTCGAAACGATGATTTACTATATAATACCCCCCATAACATATAAATTATATTCGTGTTTAGATTTGGCGTTTACGGAGACGCCCCACCCCCTTTTTTCTGTTTCTCTCTCGCGGTTCCTGTACGATATCAAAGAGAAAATCAGCACGCGCGAGAAGGAATGGGACATATACAAGAAATATACGAACAGTTTTGAGTTTATTCATACGCTAATCCAGAACAAGAAACGGTCGGTATCGAAATACAAACCACTCTCGCGTTCCTACTTTAAAATGGTCGAATTGGTCCACGAATTACATTTATTGCCCGAAACCGCCGAGCCGATTCAAACCTTTCATTTAGCAGAAGGTCCCGGTGGATTCATCGAGGCCGTCGTCAATTTACGCAAAAACCCCGACGATACCTATATCGGTATGACGATTCTCGGCGACGTCAATGACCCCAACATTCCCGGATGGAAAAAGAGCGAGCATTTTTTGTACACGAACCGCAATGTGTTTATAGAACGGGGCGCAGACGGAACCGGCGATATTTTATCGCTGGAGAACCTCGACCATTGCCGGAAAATGTATGGGTCATCAATGGATTTCATTACGGCGGATGGCGGGTTTGATTTTTCCACGGATTTCAATAAACAGGAGATTCAGATTTCGCGGCTATTGTTTTCGCAGATGGTGTTTGCGTTAACGATGCAACGGAAAAACGGGCATTTTGTGCTAAAAATATTCGATTCGTTTCATCAGCCGACGATTGACATTTTGGCCATACTCTCGTCGTTTTACAAAACGGTGTATATGACTAAACCGCACACCAGTCGTGCCGGAAACTCGGAGAAGTATGTCGTGTGTAAGGATTTCTTGTATGATTCCTCCGATAGTTTTTTTATGTCCTTCCGGCGGATTTTCGAGAGAATGAACGACCCATTGAACGTCGACGATGAACATATTGGCGGGTTTTTGAATATTCCAGTGCCCCTGTATTTTACGGTGAAGATCGAGGAATACAACTCGATTTTTGGGCAACAACAGATTGAAAACATCCATTCTACACTCTCGCTCATTGATAAATCGGTGAAATCGGACCGGATTGATATGATGGTCAAGGCCAATATCGCCAAGTGTACGAACTGGTGTATACGGTATAACGTTCCGTACAATGTGTTTTCCACGAACAATGTATTCGGGTAGGGAAACCTACGGTTTCCCCTACGACCCCTTCCCTTACTGGCGCTTCTTGTTCCACGGCTAACGCCGTGGAACGACAAGCAACAACAAGCATAGCGATTGTATGGCAAGCAATACATCTCATACCGCATACTCTCTATAACCTCGGCAAAGACCTCGGCAACAATCTTGGGCACGATATTTGTCTCCGACCGAGGTTTCGCCCAAGGTCTTTGCCGAGGTCTTTGCGGACCATCTAAATAGTCTATTATTATATTATGTATGAGAGTCATATAGATTCTCATACAATCTCTGTCCTATTGATACCCGGGCAAAGCCCGGGTATCCCAAAAGGGAAGGGGTCGTAGGGGAAGCGGCCGGGGCCTAAAGCCCCGGGCGCGCTTTTCGGTTCACGGGCTCGGGCCCGTGAACCTCGAAACCGTAGGTTTCCATACCCCTACTCACATTCTACCCCGTATTTCGATATATAAGGTGTACACGTATCTGGGTATCCGGTTTTGCTCTTTAGCGTATATCCCACTCCCGGAACGCCATACGCAAGAGCATTCACCACTTCTTGACCGAATGGTTCGCGGAACGTGTTTCCGCTCGTAGTAATCGTATCATAGTTTAATCGCAGAGCGCGAGCACTCGCCGAGACTGCGCCTTGTGTGGCAAAACGCGTATTGCTCGGTTTGTAGTTCATGGTCGCATACAGCGGGAAAATGCCAGGATTGGATATAGACAAGAAACCAGTGGAAGATTCGCCGACGTTGGTCGTCAAAGTGGGAATATCGGGATAAAACGTGTTCTGTATGGATGAAAACCCTAATAATGCGCCTAAACCCGAATTGGGCGGGAAAAAGAACACGGGGAATTTGTTTGGGGTGCCGACCGCCGTCCCGTTCTCGGGAACCGAATACAACACCGGATCAGACACAATGACATTTGAATAACTCTGTAATTCGATTTTGTTTTCAATCGTATTAAACACGATATTCAACAAGAAGACTCTCTTTAGTGTATGTCTCTCGATATAGTAATGTTTGTTGTTGGTCATTACATTGTGAAACACCTCGTTGAGTTGCTCGATACTGTAGAATCCAGCGGGTATAACCACTTTAAAACATTCGACGGAAGGAGTATCGGGGTCGGTTTGAACACGGAACAAATTGGAATACTGGAAGGTCGTCCATAAATAATAAAATGTGTCGTTGACTCCCGAAATAATCGACGCCATGCGGCAATGTGAGAGTCCGTTCGGAGAATATGCGTTGGAACGTTGTTGAAATGACCCACTAATGAGAGACGGTTCGCCCAGTCGCACATGGCTATATTGGTTCTGGGCAAACGTCTTGTTTCTACTTACTAAATATTGGCGGCTGTTTGTAAAATAAGCATTCTCATTGTTTCGGGATACCACGAATTTGCGCTGGGTCATGCCGCTGCTGCGTACTCGTCGTCGGGCATTGACTTCTAAACATACATTGGGGTCAGTACAATCTCCGTTTGCGTATTTGTCTTCAGTCGTGTTTATATCGAGAGTATTGACTACGCCGCCATTGACCATTTCTTCCGATACGCTGTATCCGTTCGGCATATTTAGTTCATCGATACGGACAGATACGCGTGAGTTGCAGGTGGCAACGTGTGGTTCCGCCGTTGCTATCTCGCGGCGGTATAGTTTGACCGGCGGAGAAAGGAACAAACTACGCCTCGTCTCGGACGTCCCGGTATTTTTGTTTTTTTGAAGTTTGCTGGTTAATTGATAAAAGATTTTTCCTTTCCAACTAACAATCGGAAGCGGGTTCATACCTAACCGTGCGGACATAATGTATAATATATACTATTACTATATATTATAGGTCCATGCGCGTAAAACAGCAGGTTATTTCATTTTGGCTTGTCCTCGGATTACTCGCGTTTTTTATAGGATGTATTCTTTATTCGGTGTTTCGAGAGTATATTACTGAAGGTATGGATGCCAGTGGGAACTCCGCGCCCATAGATAACGAAGGACCCGGAACGACTATAACGAATGCGCTCTTGAATAACAGTGCGTACATCTATTATCCTTATGTTATAAACAACGACGTGAAAACCCCCAATTGTGCGTATTATATCAATGATGTTATCTTACAGGCAGTCGAAATACCTGCGTGTATTAAAACATACAAGAATTTGGCGTATACTATCGGCCCGACCAGAACAACCAATGAATATTCTACCTCCGTATCGTCTCTCGCTATCTACAAATTATACAATAGTACACTCTCGACCAATGCCTACAAAAAACAGGCATTACAGAAAAAATACGGCCAGTTGTTTGACCCCGCGACGTTGACGCCTACCAAACAGCCCGGCTCGAAAGCTGCTCCACCGTCTGCCGATGTTACCCGAGAGTATATTCAGTCCACTGCCCGCACGGTATTCGCATACGAAAACAAACTGTTCTATTTTGTTCAGGTGGCGCTAACCGGCGTGCTTCCCGCCAATACCTCCAAGACCGCGTTCTCGGATTATTTTTCCAGTCGTATTTATACCCACCGCAACTCGAAATCGCAGCTGGATACAATACAGGGATTTATGGAGAAACTCTTCGGCCAGTTAGTATCGCACGAGAATTTAGTTATCCAATTTCAGGCCAATCCCAACATCTATTCTACGCGCGACGATGCGTTGTATATTATGAATACCACCGCCGAAACATTGTCGGCCATCAACCTGCCGATTACCATAACCACCGATGTTCACTCCGGCAAAAACGGAATCGCGTATATTTTCGAAAAGGATAAGGCCGCGGATGCAAATATCATGGACGTGGATGTGTTAACTCTCTTTTCTATGCTGTATGTCTTGTTTCAGATCTATCCGTTGACTACCGGTCAGGTGTCGACGTATTTACAAATACCCCTTCCTGAATTTTCCGATGTGTTTTCCAAATACATGACGAAGAAATACCCGCGGTTCACTGCAACCAGTATCGTTTCTTTTGCGGCAGTCAATATTCCCGATTTTACTGGCTGGTAATCGTTTTTTAAAAAATCCACACGACCAGACATTATTGATGTCTCTCAAACCGGAATAAAGAGAAATCGACAAACACCGTATCTTTACAAATATGATTATTACTCTCGATTTACCAAACATACATTGGATAAAAACAAACCGACTGACCGCAGGCGATTTGTTTTTTACGATTTTCTTCACTGAAAAGAAAAACAATATTATTATGGACGGATTTTTTACCAAGCTCGTCTTCTCCACCGATTATTTTTCGATTATTGGTGTCTGCTTGACTTTTTATATCACGCGCAAACCCGAGGTTGCGTCCTTGACCAATCATGTATACCGCCATTTTGTCCACTTGGACCCATATACTCTCGAAAATCGCAAATACGCCGAGTGTGCGTGCGAAATGGAAGAGTATATCTTGTCGATGTATGCTCCCTTGGCTCCGGGCAAGACGCCGGTCTATTCGCTCAAAACGCAGCTGAATACTGGCGTTATCAAGATTCATGCGGAGGATTCGGAGACGACGACGCATTCTTTTTCCAAGTATATACTGAAAATATCGGGAGTATGGGAAACGGCATACGCGTATGGAATTACGTACAAATTCATGTCTGGTCGTGTGGATTGAACATAATCTTGGCCATTTACATAACCATCGACATCGTTCCGCCTCCGCCGCGACGATATATCACTTTTCCAAACGGAAATATGCTTTTTTGTAGGCTGTGGTCTTTTCGTTGTTCGACGTTCTCGTTGACTCCCGTATTAAACGTATTGACATTCAACACCATCATGTTCTCAATAGCCGGTATGCCCATCTCTGCCCAGGTATTGGTATACATGATTTGGCCGATTGTGTTGATACCTTCGCGTGTCCCTCGCATATATCGAGAGAACTCCGCCTGGTTTACCGTGCGTATATCCCCCGAATACAATGAAATAAAGTGTTCATTGTTCGCGCCGTCTGTTTTGTAATCACAAAACACACTGCGGTCGATTTGTATTCCCGCTGCGTTTGCGCGATGTTGGAGCATATTGTCCTCGAAACCCCACGCCCATAAATTCGGGAATCCATTGAGTTTCTCGAAATCGCCGGCGTTAATACAGACAATCCCTCCGAGAGTAAACGTGAAACCGCAGTAATGACGAATGACTCCCGGTTTGGTATTGTAATCCACATATCCTTTTTTACGTGGCATCGTGTCGACGTCGTTAAACACGATAGTCATGGTTTGGTAGGTGGCCGGATACAGGTGTCGCACATACATAAATCCGATATTCTTGATTGCTCCTCGGTTAAACCCGCGCTTATCGTTCTGGTGAACCAACAATATTTTGTAGTCTTTTTTCGGAATATCCGAGAGTATTTGTGCCATGTGTTTCGCGAAATACGACAGATGTTCTCGTCTATCTCTGTAGGGAACCACAAACACAATCTTTGGATCGACTGTTTGTTCTGGACGACCCGGTGGCTCGCCGTATATTTCCATCTCTGGCTCATACACATCATCTAACCATATTGGTGGTGTATCGGCTCCATCCGAAATATCGGTTCCGTCCGGCATTGATTCATCCGTATTTGTATTTGAATCATCGAGAGTGTGGTCGTCGTTACTGTCCATTATATACTCTATGTATAAAATTGATTTTCTTCGCACATAGCGTTTTATATACACAAAGTATAAAATGCTAATCAAGAACATCTGGTATCCAATCAATCCCCACGCAATAGAAACCACGCCGCGACGAAAAAAGAAGAAAAAAGGTTGGTTCGCATGGTTTTTCGGAGAACCACCTTTCCGAGAAATAAGTATTGACAGACAAAATATCGAAAAACACATAAAACGGCCAATTGAATACAACATAGAACACATTCCACGATTACGTCAAGAGTATTTTTGAGCATTTTGGGGGCTTTTTGTTTTTGAACATTTTTGTGGTTATTTATAGAGAAACCGGAATTACATATATTTTTCCAATACACAGGCAGGGATTAGTTGCTCGCGAAGCACATCCATTTTTTTATAGCATTTGTTGATGGTTACCTCGCTGACTCCACACACGCGTTTGATATCCGGTTTGGATATTCCTAAATTACAGTTCTGCGATATAAAATAAATAATGCCCGCTGCAATCGAATGGGGAGTATTGTCCGTGATCGTATTGTTTTTCTCCAGTTTGTTCGCGACAAACTTGGCCAACATGACCATCTCCTGATTCATGTTCAGTTTACTACAGTATCGCTCAATGAACGAGCTGGGTGTGGTAGCACACAAATCCGACTGCCCCGACGAATCCAACTTACGCTCAATATTGTGTAGAATATTCACCGCCATCGAGCATCCGTTCGTTGCACTCGTCTTGTCCAGCTTGAAAATCTCGGCGATTTCGTGGGACGTACGTGGGCAGCCGTTCAAACGGCACGAAATGTAAATCGATGCTGCTTTGATGCCGTCCCGATTAAGACCACGGAAAATCTTCTGTTCCGAGATGTCTTTATGGACAATCATCGCCTCGTCGATGAATATCTTCGGGATTCCGGCATTCTGCGCCATGACCGTAATAAACTGGAATTCGTCATACAACGCCTTCTCGCGATGCGGCATCGATTGCCATTTCGTCCATTTACTAATCCGTTTCATCTCGTACGAACATTTAGGCGCGCACAGCACTTTACAGCCATACGAGGATTCCACCAACAACGGGTTGATCGGGTTGCCGCATCTGGTCGGGTCATTCGTGTTTTTGTCTTCCGCGCCGAAGAAACGCCATTCCGGAGAATAGTCGAGAGTATTGGTGTATATGACACCACATGACGGGTTTGTACACGTCGGAAATCCGTCTTCCATGAGAATCAGTGTAGTTCCACATACGCTACACAGATCATTGTCTGGCTGTTTTTGGTATATACACTCAATGTCCGTTCCCATCGCCGTTTTTTCCATATCGAACGTATCCCACATCTTCGCCTTGTCTACCTTTATTAACGGATTCTTCTTCTTTTTGGTTTTTTGAATTGTTTTTGGATGAGCAATGCCTACTACTGCCGACATTTCTTCTGGTTTTACTTGTTGTTCATAAATCATTTGTAAGTATACGATTTTGTGTTTATGCTCTTTCTGTATATCTTTTTTCCGTTCAATTTTGCGCGGTTGAAAGAATATATACCGGAAATATAAAGGCTTATATGGATCTGGCAAAAGAAATAGCGACAAATTTTGCAAATCCGAAGAAGGAAGCACCGCCCTCCGATATTATACCGAAAGACGTCGACCCGGAATCCAATTCGCAACTCCTTGGCAAATACCTGAAGGAACGGTTCCAGAAGGTTGTTTCCGAAGACGATATCGTCAAGACGTTTGTAAAAAATTACGCCACACATTTCACGAATGATGAAATGAAGAAGAAAGTGGCCGAAACGTATAACCATATTTTCCAGATATTTGTGGGTGTGCGGGTGGCGAACAGTGAAGAGACGTTTAAACGGCTGCTGTTTGATAAGACCGTCGACAAGGTCGCCAAGGTCGTAGGCACAGAGACAATTATGGATTCCAATATTATGAAAAAGCTTCGAACCGTTCTGAGAAATATGAGCGGTGGAGAAGCTCGCGGAGAAGCTCGCGGAGGAGCCTTGCCCGATCTAAAAGGAGCCTTGCCCGCTCTAAAACAAATGGCAAGTGTTATTCCCGGTAATGGTATCCCAACAGACCAAATCAAGAGTATGATAACTCCCGATGAATCTTCGCCACCTCCGGCAGTCAAATGTTTTATCAATAAAAATACAGAGAACATCATTAATAGTTATATCACGAATGAGACAGACGCCGGTATAGTCAATGGCAACATTCAACTCAGTTTGGTAGAACTAATCTACGAAGCATTTAATATCAAAAATATGCGCGATAAACTATGTGATCAGTTGTATAAACACGTTGATAAACATATTGACACGATTGCTACAAACATAGTCGATAGTCTTTGTCTACCTATCGCCAGTGCGTCAGTTATACATTCGACTAATGGTGTTATGAGACCCTCAGCGGTACAAACGAATGACCTTGCTAAAGGTGGTGGTTATACACCCACAGCAAACGCATCGCCAATAAACGAAATCGGTCTTGATCTATACCAACTGTTGTATGTTTTATTAGACGAACCACTGATTCAGGGATACATCGGCGCTATAAACAACCATTCGCCCATAGATACAGCCACACCACTAAATGACGTAATAAAAAAAATCAATGATGTAGTTAATTTACGATCCGGATCAAAACCTACCCTTGTTGCGAAACAACCGGTAGTTGGTGTGCGCAAAATGAATAATATACTAAAAGACCTATTAGACCAAATAGTTGGAGAATCGCGACAGAAAGCGGTATCAGCTGAAGAAGAGGTAATCAAAGAA